AACCACCTATGCCTCCTATGTTCCAAATGTAAGTGAGGTAGTTGTTGAGGTTGTTGCCCGGAGCGGTGTTGCGTAGGTCGCCTATGGCGCAGATGTTCTGGATAAGGCCGATGCCATACGGACAGTTTATCATGCCTGTTATCTGCGTTGGCGTGCTATTCAGCTGAAGGACCGTGGGCAAATAGACCAATCGTGGATGGCTGGCGCCCGTGTCGGTCTTGGCATACACAGGCATCCCGCCTTGGTCGTAGGTGTTGCAGGTGACTGTCCCTGTTCCCAGCGCTGTGATGAAGCAGCCACCGCCATAGCCCCAGATGCTGTCAAGAATGGCTACGAACTTGTTGACCACAAGGCCAGCCGTGTTGCCAACGTGGCAAACCTTTGCGCCGCCGGTGCCTGGCGTGATCGACGTAATGGCAATGCTAACAGGCGCTTGGCCGATGACGTTGATCTGCGAAGAGTTGGGATGCGTGAAAGTAATAGGTGCTGTCGTGATGACCGAGTTATTCAACTCGTGAACGTGGATGGTGGCATGGTATTGCGGTGGTATCGTGAATCCTAACAGGTAATCGTGAGCCGCCTGTATGCTGCCGAACACCGTGTTGGGCGGTGGGCTGGGTGGCGCATCTGGATTGTTCGCTGGCACATACAAGTCGAGATTCTGCGATAGCTGGGTCGTCTTGATGATGATGCGGTCAGGATAAGTGGTCTGATCGACAATGATGCCTGGGCCAGCAACCACGCGCTTGAACTGGAACACGTTGCCAGATCGGCCTGCATACCAGCCAGCGTCCACCAGATCGTCCGTGGGAATGTTCTCGGCGTCATACGTGCTGGCTGGCTGGATATTGATAACCACGCTCGTGGCGCGATCTATCTCGACTTGTATGTCGAACGCCCAGCTGCTAGTGCCTCCCGGTGTAATTGTCTGTGGCGTGTTCGCGTAGACGTTGGAAACGCAATACAACGAGTCACTTACCAATGGCGCGGGCGAAGGACCCGGACCTGGACTCGGCTTGGTCGTGACGCCTACAGCTGCCGTCTGTGCCATGATGCCCAGCTCACGAAGCTGGAATGGCGGACCCGCTGGCATCTCCCATTCGTTCAGGACACCACTCACCAACATTATCCCATTGCCCAAATCCTGCTTGCGCGTGATGGTGACGTCAGCCTTCCAGTTGATAAGAGCGGTCAGCGGGTATAAGTCGCTGTCCTGCGTGGCTGACCCGCTGCCTACCACGATGCGATTGACGGTAAGCGTCTGGCCAGCGTCCGCCTGGCCCAGCATGGTGATGCCGATGTTGGTGAAGACTTGAATGTTAAGTGCCATGAGATGGTATTCCTGTTCTGATTGTAGCTGCCGCAGATTGGATGGTAACGAACATTTCCGCAAACCCAAATACAAAGACGCTTCCGGTGCTTGGCTCTGACACCAGCGTCTCGCCTTCGGGCCAGCGAGTGATCGGTTTGAAATACTGAATGAGATTGATGATCGCTGGAACTTCCGTGTCCGGGATGACCGTGTTGTCGATGATAACGCGGAAACGATAGCGGTCATGCCAGTTGCCGCCAGCGCTGGCGAACACCCAAATCTCGTTGGTCCCGCTCCCTATGCCGGTCAGCGCCAGCGGTGAACCGTTTAGCGTAGCCGAGATTTGGAACTGGGTTGGCTTCCAGTTGATAACGAAGTAATGAGTGGCCGCTACAATGGGCGCTGGAAGCGCGTTGGGCGGTCCACTCGCTGGCGGTATGGCACCCACCTTGAAGTAGATGGTCATGCCATTCGTCAAAGCGCCAGCGACTATGTTGAAACGGTCGTCGATTATATCCACGTTCGCGGGCACAAACGTGGCAGCTATCTGGTCGATCTGGAGCGCTGGAAAGTTGGGTGGCAACGGGTTGTAATACTGCCACCATTCCGAGATGTATGGCGGTGGCGGTCCGGGGTAGAACATCGCCAGCACTTGGTTGACCAGATCGACGGTCCCTTTGGTCTTATGCCAGATGATGGAAAGCTGGACCAGCTGCTTGCGAAATTCCAAGTCCTTGGTCGAGTCGTAGAAGTCCACATGGAATTGCCACGCCAGAATATCGACTAGGTTGGAATCAGTCAGGCCCATGATGTTAGGGATGAACACGACCTGCCCTGTATCGTCGATGATCTCATACATCTGGAAATCGAACGCTTGACTGGCTGCCTGGACCTGCCTGTCGTAACTGATCGACGGCGTGCAGTTGTCTATCAAACGGCTGCTTCTTAGTGTGGAACTCATGGGCGGTGGATGGTTATATCGAATTCGATATAAGCATCAGGCGTCCTCCAAGCCTTGGTAGTTGATGAGCACAGGCGGGACCCGCGCCAGAATGGTGAAATCCAAGTTGGAACCCGTGCCTGATACCGTGTTCTGGGAGAGTGTAATCTGGGTGGCGCTCTGGACGGACAAGATCGTGGTACCAGTTGGGATATCGGTGCCAGTGATCGACAAGCCTACGTCGGTTGACGCGAAGTTGGCCGTGGCGCTGGTCCAGATGGGCGTGCCGGTTGTATTGACGCCATCGGTGAAACTCTGGTCGGCCAGTGGGCCGTTCGGGTCGCAAACGGCCAACTGATTGTAGTCCATGACCTGAAAAGATGGGCTGGGCGAGTTGATGACGATACGCTTGGCCCCAGCTTCCAGACAACGCTTGATTAGCTCATCACCGTTAATGTCGCGCGAGATGTAGCTGCGCTGCCATTGTATCCAAGCGTTGACTGCCGCCGCCACGTTCGCTTGGATGGTAGCCAGCAGGACTTCGTTGGAAGTCAGGACCCAATAGTCGATGTTCAACGTGAAGGGAACGACCGTGGGCGGAAACACGCTGACATAATCGGCTACTGGCCGCCTACTGGTCGCCGAGCACGAAGCCAACACTGCCTGGCAGATGGCTGGGCTGGGGATGTAATCAGGGTCCGCGCATAAAGGGTAAATCCAGACTTCCCCAGCGATGGCTGGCGCAGAATAGACCACGGCTTGGATGATGGTAGGGTCAGCCGAGAGCGCCCAGAACTCGTAGGCGTCGTGCGGACCGCACGTGGAGTAACTCTCAATGGCCAGCCAGACACGGTAGCGATACTGGTCGTCAGTCTCGTTGTCGGCACCGCCATAGCTGGTGTCCGTGTTGACGACCGACATTCCCCACGGCTGGTTCCAGTTGACTATGTAGTTGACCTGACCGGGCAGGTAGCCATTCGCATAGGAGCCAGGAGCGACCGCTTGGGACAGAACATCTCCAACGGTCGCGCCAGAGGGAATAACCAAGTCGTCAAGCGTGGCAAACAGAACGTTACCAGTCGCGCATTGAGTGCCTTTAGGAATGAGCGCGTCGAAAGCCAGTGGCGAAGTGAGCGTGAATTCCAAGGTGGTGAACGCGCCAGATGATTGTAGCCGTATGGCCCTGTCACCGTGCAAGGCAGCCAGATTGTCGAGATAGGTGTCATGGGCATACTTCAGTAAGTTCATTTTGCCCGTAAAATCTATGATGACTCGTTGCTGGGAAAGCCACGCACAAACAGCCAACAGAAGAAGTCGAACCGGATCAGCTGGCGCCAGCGCCTTGGCTATGCCTGTGAGCGTCTGGAACGCTTGCTGGTAAGAGGTGATGACTTCGCTGGCGATGATTGACGGGTCCTTGACCGCGAAGTCGATGTCTGGCACCAGGTCAACGCCATACTGCGGAACAATTTGCAGGTATGGCGGGACCACTGGCGGCGGGACCACTGGCGGCGGTGGAACTATGATTCCGTTACTCATGCTGGTTCCTCAATTAACTCCCAATGGAAAATTTCGTCGGTTGGAAAGTTCTTGGGCGTGTAGCCAAAGCGTTCGGCTGCCACGGCTGCTATGTCAATGTCGCGTCCTGTCCACTTGGCCGGACCTATGTCCGTGTGTTGCAGCTTGAGAGTGACTCCGTTGGGCGCGGTAACATTGAACCACTTGCGGAGCGTCTTGCGTCCGCGCAGTGCGATGCCTTGCAGGTGATCGGGTATGCCGCTGGCACTGGAATTCGGCTTGTCCTCAGCATCCTTCCAGTGATGCTTGCCCTTGTGCTGTGTATACCAACTACCCTTTCCTGAGTGCTTCTTATGTTCGCTCATTTGTAGCTTTCATCGTGTGAGTCGTTTGTTGGTTTCTTGCCATTATTACGAGTAACAAAGTATGCCGTCAACGCGGAACCGAGACTGCCGGCGATGAGAGAAAGAATCTCGCCACCGCCTTCGGTAAAACTCTTGTTGCGCCATGCCACGCAGATAATGGCAACCAGTCCCCAGCTGACAAGTCCCACTGCGATGACTAAGGCTACGCGGTCACGGTTAGTCCAGTTTTTCATTTGGGAAAGAAGAAGAAGAAGCCGGGGCGACTGGCTGCGCCCAAGGGCAACGCATACTTTGTTGACAGACCGCTTTCCAGTGA